ATACTTTAATAACGTTTTTTCTTTTACTCCCTTCACCCCTTTTATATTATCACTAGCATCACCAGTAATAATCTTTATAAGTGCGGAGTTTTCTTGATGGTGTGTAAAATGTTCATTATAGTTGTTCTTAGAGACTATCTTTCTTTTGTTAATAACATATAAAGCAACCCTATCATTAATCAACTGACACATATCCCTGTCGTTGGTTAGGACTACTATTTTTTCATCATCTTTTATCTGATTACAATAATAAGCTATACAATCATCTGCCTCACAAACTTCATCCTCATATTGTCTAAGGAATAATTCTTCAGCATATAATTTAACTCTTTCTTTTTGGATAAATAAATCAGGATCTTTAGGTTCAGACTGATTGTAAAAGTCTTTATCTCTATTTTGTTTGTATTCTGGATAGATGTCATACCTCAATCTACCACTAAATTGTCCATCCCAAAAGATAAAAACTCTGTCAAATCTATTCTCCGTAATAACCTTCCTTAATAGTGAGAAGAATTGAAAAAGACCCCCAATATGTTCCCCATTATAATATAAGTTAGATGCTCCGTGATACGCAGTTTTAATTAATGCGTCTCCATCCACCAATAACGTATGTTTATAATTTTTTTTGTTTTTTAAGGGTCTTCCCACTTCTCATTAAATTATATGGTTAAAAAAAATAGAATTATTAACTATCAGTGTAATCTACAGCAGATTCAATGACATCTTCTTCCTCAACACCAAAATCAACAGACTCTGCAGTCGTGTCAAAAATATTCGCCCAATAATCTTTGTATTCAGCTTTGTAATTATCAATTGACTTTTTATCGTCTTCAATAAACCCATGTGTTGTTGCTAATAACTTACAATCTGCATACCCCAAACCATTCATATGGTTTTTGTGTATACCAATCTTTGTCCTAATAGCAAAGTTTACTTTTCTTCCTTTGTTGGTTGCCGAAAGTTTAGATACACCCGAACTCTTTTGATTCCCAAATAAGAATACTAAAGAACAAGATAAATAAATCGATTGACCCCCTTTAGGTTGTATTCTAGGTTGTGAGAATGGATTATCTGGTAACTCAACCCAAGGTTGGTTAACAAATATCATAGTATTGGTGTAGGGACTACTCTCTTTACGAGATGATGTAATCCTTTGTGCCATACCCATTCCCCACTTCTCAGATATAATTCTTGCAGTATGTTGGTTCCCCCCTTTTCCATTAAAGGACATTTCACAAGGAATAGTTCCGATAGAATCCCATAAGAAAAGAATATCATGTGGAATCTCACCATTCTTTTGTGCATTTAATACTTCAGTCACATATTCAAATGCTTGTTCGATATAATCAAAACCTAATTTGTATAATAAGAACCCATCCCAAAAAGCGTTAGTTTCACCCGTCTCTTCATCAACCTCTTCAACATAATCTGTTTGTAACCCCATTGTCTTAGCATGTTCGAAACTCCATTTCTGTTCAGTAATAATAAAAACAGGTAGAATACCTTTTTTCTGAGCATCAACCGCAGCTTGTATCATAGCAGTAGTCTTACCAGTATCTGAATGACCTAAAAACATATTAATCTGACCCATAGCAGGGCCAGGTATTCCAGTCGCCTTCTGGAATGGTTCTCCCAGATCAAAGTATTTTTGTTCTTTATACTTATCACTGGAAGAAAACTTTTTCCTTATAGACGAAAAATCAGTAGTTTTTTTCTTTAATGGTTTCTTTGCCATATCTATTTAATTTTTTAATTATTAAAACGGTAACTCATCATTATCATCATCAGAATCTAATGACACTGCCTCTACCTCTAATTCGTTTTCATCTTCTTCAGTAAGTCCTTCCATCATATTGATTTCTTCTTCTAATGATGCGCTTTCTTTTTCTTCTTTGTCTTCTTCTGCAACAAACTTCTTTAATTCAGAATCCCAAACTGGTGTCTTTTGCTCTGCCACAATGCCTACGAATTCAGTAGGTTTAACAGAATATACATCTCTCCACGTCTCTTCATTTGACATCCAATCTTTTGCATTTGATGATGCTGGGTCTGTTAATACTGAAGGATCTTCTGCCATAATACTTGTTACAACACTCCAACCCTTATCATTTCTGTTTGTGATGATATTAATATCTCTACCTTCTCTAGGATCCATAATATTCCCTCTTTTCTTTAGGATTGGGATTAATTTATCCATAACACCATCACCTGTGTATTTGTGTTTGAATCTCCAAAACTTAACTCCGTGATCCTCATTATCTCTATCGATACCTTTTACCACATAATACTTCCTTGCAGTATATGAAGAAGCCATAGCTTTCGCTTTTTTACTACCATCCTCATATAAAGCTTCTCTCGCCTCACAGATTTTACATTCACCACCATCATTTAATTTTGTGCAGTGAATTTTTTCATACTTACCATTAACATTCATCTCATGATAATAAGTCTCAACAAATGGAGACTTTGTAGGGTCTGATGATGGTAAAATTCTAAAAGTCTTTTCTGCAGTTTTTTGACCTTGTCTTAACTTCTCAGTAAAATACTTTTTTAATCTTTCTTCATTAGAAATCTTTGGTTTGTTACCACCACCCTTCTCACTATTCTTCTCATACTGAGATAGAATTGCATCTAACGGATTAATTTCATTTTTCGCCATTTAACTCTTTTTTTTTTAATTTATAAAATAATTTAATTACTTAATAATAATCACGTTTTTCGTAAAAGTCAAACATACATAAAACAAAAAAACCACTATTATTTGTATTATATGTAAGAAATACTTATATTTGTTATATAAATAAAAAGGTAGAAAATTAAAAATAAAATTAAAAGATTATGAAAAAGATATTATTAAGTTTAGGGTTATTAGTGAGTAGTTTAAGTTTCACACAATTAATTGATGTTAGTAGTTTTGATGATGGGTTCAGAATATATACTGAATTATCAGATTATGAAGAAATTTATGATTCTATTTTTGTTGAGAGAAATTCACCCAAAAAATTAACTTTTAATTATTTATTCCCAAGTGGAGTACTTAACTATTATATAGATTTAAGTGATTCATTAATCACCATATTTCACGAAACTAAATTACTATGTGATAAATCCAATAAAGTAAAATTAAAATCATTTTCTGAAACTGAAAAACAAATTAAATTTTCTTATAACGATATAGATGATGGTGATAATCTAGATATTATTTACAATAAAATACGGAGAGAATATGAACCAAGATTTGTTATGATATTCAAAGACGATGAAAAAAATAAAATGGTGGTTTTATTTTCACCACTTAACACAAGACTTGAAGATTCTTATTTTGAAGTAAGAAATTTCACCAAAATTATAAAATAAAAAAAAATGAGGTATAATACCTCATTTTTAAATTTTCTCTAATTAATTAATACCATGTAATGGTTTTAATATATCTCTCACAAATGACATAGCGTTTTTATCATTTGATAACATAGACATAAATTTATCAACAGGTATTTCTTGACCACCATTACTTTTAAAATAAGACCTTGACATATCGATATCCGGTTTAGTATTTTTAAGTCGGTTTCTCCATTCCCACGCACCCACATCATCCTGTCCTGTAGCAGCTTTTGATTTTTTTACTAATTCACCACTAAATTCTACTTGTTTCGGACCTGCTTGAAGCCTAAATTTTGGTATGACTACGTACTCACCATTAATAGTTTCTACATGTACATTTAACGTACCATGCATCGCAGCTCCAATTCCCTTCGTATTTGGGCTCATTAAATTCCATTCTTTTCCGGCATATGTTAATGTTTGAAATGGGGCATTACCTCTATTTTTTCCTTTTTTTTGTTCTTTTAATACTCTTTTAACAATTCTTGTTAAATCATTTTCTGTTAAACTTACTATTCTTTTCATAATTATTCTTTTTTTATTATAAATGTGTTACTAACCTAAAAAAATATTTTTTTGTTTTATACCCTAACTAAACTCAAATCAACGAAAGAAGATGATGTAGTTAATTTTGTTTTATTACCATTAAATTGTTTAATTAAATCCATTATATTGGTTTTTTTTACAGGAAACGTTTTATCAACATTATCTAATACTTTGATATTACCTTTTTTATCTTCCCAAATTGATACAACTGATATTGCCCCACTCCATCCAAAAGTTTTAGCTATAACTCTATATGTTTCTTGTTTATCTTTTGTTTTAAAAATTAAATGACCTTTACCATTGTTAGATGGTGTTATTCTTACACCATAATAACTTACACTCTCTTTCAATACTTTTTTAACAATTCTTGTTAAATCGTTTTCCGTTAATCTTACAATTTTTTTCATTTCTATTCTGGTTTAAAACTACTCTTAATATCTGATTCATTATAATCATCATCGATATCTTGTTTTGTTAGAGTATATTCTTTTTCTTCTCCTTCTTCACCAGTTGCGTCATAACCTTCTCTGTCTGCCCAAAAATCAGTTAATTTTACACTATATGGAAATGAATCCATAGATCTCATACTTAACTTTTCAGTTGGGTTTGGGTTTCTATTAATAACCTCTTTTTCCAACTCATCCATTTTGTTAATGATTGCGTCCATACCTGTAAGTTTATCTTCTAACTCTGAGAACTTACCCAATAAATCATCAATCTTAGATGATGCTTGTGAAGCTTCTTCTTTTGCCTCTTCAGTTTTGTCAACGATATCAGTTACATCAACTTCAACCTCTCCTTCATCACTCATTGGTTCTTCTTCCATAGCTGGTTCATCAGCAAATTCATCTTCCACTGGTAAGTCACCACCGAATGGGTCTTCACCTAATTCCATATCATCACCACCTTCTTCAGTTGGTTCTTCAATAGTATCTTCAGTTGGTTCTTCTGTCGGTTCAACAACATCAGTCACTTCTTCTTCCTGTTCAGTAACATCCAATAAAAGGTCTTCTGTATCACCCTCTGGATTATCACCTTCTTTCTCCATCTCATCGACAAAGAAAGAGTATTCTAAGATTGTATTAAATCTTTTTATTTCCTCGTTTAAAATTTTTTTATCTCCCATTAGATTAATAGTTCTCTTCCATCGTTTGTTTTATAAACCTTATTTACTCTCTCAACAATCTCTTTACCATCATTGATTACACAATCGTCACCAACACATTCTTTTTTTGGTTTTTCATTTCCCAAAAAATCATCAATATTGTTTTCTAATTCTTTGTTGTTTTTCTTATCTTCTATATTCATAACATTCGTTTTTATTAGCGTTATACTTATAAATATGTTATTCTTCGGAAAAATCTCTCTTTATTTCATTAATAACCAAACCTTCTGATGAGGTTAAAACAAGTTTATTCTGATATTTCTCCCAATCTAATTCGTAATTTTTATGTTCAATATTACCACTCTCCAAACCATTATCAACCTCAATTAATTTATTAAGTGCATTAATCGTATATAAACACTCACCCTTTTTATGGATTATAATAGTTCTAGGGAAAATAGATTTTAAATCAATTTTCTTACCATCTTTTAAGAATACTTTATAGGTAACTATTTTAGTAATTGGATCATCTATGTTATCATAGATGAATATTCTTTCTCTGTCTAACTTAAATCTTTTTTGTAAATAAGCTAAAAACGTCTCTAACCTTTCTGGAAAAACAAAAGACGCTAATATAATACTTCTATTCATTTTTATTTTCTAACTCATATATATAAGGTACTAATCTAACCTTACCATTTATTTTATTTATGATACTCTTATATATATTAAATATCTTTTCATCTATGAAAAGACAATTAGAAATTTTACTTAATTTGGTTAGAATTTTATTGTAATCAATACCTATATAACTCAACATTTCCGTATCTACCCCAAATACTATATTATCACCATAAATGTATATCATTCTGTTGAGGTGATTGTATACCTTTGGATTTTTAAGTGAATAGATTTTTCTTATAATTTTTTTGATTTTCTTTTTTGAGTCGTGTATAACATCTATATAAACATAGTTGATATCTTTTCCTATGTTGGAATAGCAATTAGACATAAAGGATTCTATGTCTTTGTCGTAATCAACCTTTCTTTCTTTGGTTGAGAATGTCCATTGGATTTTATCGTCAATCTTCTTGTGTAGAATAGAAACTTTATCTCCGTAGATTTCTTTAGTCTTTTCCCACCCCACAATAAGCGTAGGTAAACTATCATCTATAGTTTCTATTTTTCT